CCTTCTCAAGATCTCCATTATATTTTTTGAGAAGTGTCCCCATAAACTTCTTGCATAATGGATCGAGATCATCAGAGCACTTGAGCGTGTATGCATCTACCTTTCTTTCTTCTGGCAGCGAGCTCTCAAATATACTATTTAATTCCTTGATAAATGGTAGTCTAACATCCAAAGGAAGCAATTTCAGTGGCTGTTCGTGCATTGGACAGTCACATGTTGAGTCTGTATATATTCCGTCTGATCCTGTTGGTAGATTGACCCACTTAAAGGAATACCACGCTCCTGCGTCTGTCTTGGAATATTTCTCTAGTCCTCTTTTCAACAATCTACATGTCGTTGATTTGGAGCTTCCTACAGGCCCATGGAGCAGCAGGATTCTACGTTCTGTTCCGTAACCTCCTGCTGCTCCCTTGATAAATTTGACCAATGCGTCCTTCATGGGAGCCAATCCTACTATTGGCAAGTCAGCATCGTCAAAGAAATTATAATGAATGTAGGTCTTTCTGTATTCCTCTACAGTGCTTGATCCTTTTTCGATTATCATTTCATAAATACTCTGCCAAGCATTTCTTAGCAGGGAGGGCTGTTGCTTTAGCAGATCTAGATACTCGCTAAAACTCATTTCAGAATTTAAATTCTTAAATTCTTCCTTGTTAAATCCGGTTAATATATTTTTGAGAGCGGTTGATTCGGTGGACTGTACATATTCCGTCATTTGTTATCTCCCGATTGGTAAAAGATACTATATAACAAATCAAACAATCAATCAAGTTGATGTTGAAATTATTATAAGCAGAAAGCATAAAAAAGAAAAGCTTACTTAGCCTCTCCCCAGGAATCGTTTCTATTCAAATCATTTATCTTATTATATGGACTAGAAGTCTTTTGAGCAACCTCTGCTGCTCTTCTTTGTTTGATAACGTTTGGAAGGTTATGCTTGAACCTATAATCGTGCCCTGATCTTTCATTGTTCCACCTATCTGTTCCTATAGGATTAGAAAAATTAAAACTACAGAATGACATTATTTTTTCTTTTTTGCTAGATCCACATTCTGGGCATTTTACTGTTTTGTATTTTCCAGTATCGTCGTATGGGACCATTTCTTCAAAAATATTTTCACATTTTTTGCACTGAAAGTCATATCTTGGAATAAATCACCTGTTTTCTATTGTTCTTCGTCTTCAACCTGTACTAATTCTTTTAGTTTTGTACAAGTTTTTTGAATATAATTTAGTTTAGTATTCAATGAGTAAAAATTCCACCAAAAAGAAGTTTTTAACATTTTCAAAGATGTTAAAAGCAATTTATAGTTCATTTGTTGTTGAGAATTTTTAAATTTACGTTCATATAAATTTATTTCACTCTCAAGTATCTCATTATATTCTTCTGGACCTATGATGTACTCATTAGGGTCCACATCTCTTTCATTATCTTGATCATCATCTTCGAAATTAAATCTTCTCATTGTTTCCCTGCCGATATCCCTTGAAACAAAGGAATGCTGGCATTCCATACTTGCCCAATTCGTATCTCGTTAATGGTCATAATGTTTTTTAAAAATCTTTTAGAGCCTGATGTAGTCAGTGGACAATTCACATTATATATCCACTCAGATAAAACAAAATTTCCCCATCCGTTAAAATAAGAAGAAAATACACAAGCATCATCTTCTTTAGAATCACAAACAAATGGAGAATTTAACAAAACGACATCATTTATAGAGCTGGGATCAATTTTCGCCTCTTCAAAATCTCTTATGGCGACAGATTCAGGAGGAACTATCAACATTGGTCTATCAGTTAATCCCGCTAAGTTACTTAGCGAATATTCCCCATTATACATCTGGAAAGGGATGTTTACTTTTTTCGTCCATAGAAAAAGATTTCCTGTGACGTTTTTTCTTCTAGAAACAACAAAGACTTTTGCTTCTGGTAAATTTTTTGAAATAGAATACCAGCAAACATATGCCATCCAGCTATGACCTGGTATGTGGTCACAAGAAATAAGTATATTTAATCCGTCGCCCAATGAAGAAATCATAAACTAATAGAGTTATGTTGCTTTCTTTTGAATTACATAATTCTTGGCGTTGATTGTACCGTTGTGGTTTTTCTTTGCTGATTTTGCTGGTTCTGCTGGTTTTGTCTTACAGTGTTTGACACTTTGTCTTGAATTTGATTGGGGTCTGGCTTCAAACCCTTGGGTACTACTTGTTTAATTCTTGGATCTTTTAAAACCTGACTGGCTATCATCGCAGGATTTGGTGGTCGATTTGATGGAGTTTTGACCATTGCTTGAGCTATAGAGGCATCTATTTGTTTATTGAATTCAGAATTCTGATCGTCCTCAGATAAACGTCTCTGCTTTAACCACTTAGAAAAAGAACCCATAAAATCCTCCATTTAGAATATATATATCTTTACGGTTAATAATTAGGAATTATATGATATCATTTAAAAGCTGGCTTATATCTGAAGAGGTCGTTAGAAGCTATAAAAAGGCGAACCCTAAAAATCCCCAACAAAACTTTGTTATACTTTATGGAAACACATTTCCAATTAAAGATGAGTTGAAAAAAATGGGTTTTAGATACTTCCAAGGCACTTGGAGCACACTGGAAGATAAAATTACAGACCAAATGAAATCAACACTTATCAGTCTAGGCGTCGATCTAAGCGGAGCAGATGAAAAAAGACCCGAAGCTCCTAGTTCTCCGCCACAAATAACTCCGCCAGAAACATCAGATGATTCCAATAAAACCAAAGCCGATCAACTTCTCCACAACATGCAGGCCGATTTAACTAAAGCAATGAAAAGCGAAGGAGAAGATTCTAAATTAAAAAATTTAGTAGCAAATATAGAAAAAATGATCGAACATGTTGCCAATTTGACTGACGAGGCTACTAAGCAATCATTTATAAGAAATTTTTTAATTTTCTCTTCTAAATTCCACAATTACAGTCTAACAAATCAAATGTTAATATGGACCCAAACAAAAGGAGAAGCACAACATGTTGCTTCTCCGACAAATTGGACAAAAATGGGAAGAACTATTCATGATTGGTCAAAAGGAATTGTAATATTTGCCCCAAATTTTAAAAACATAGAAAAAGAAAATCCAAATACAGGAGAAAAAGAAAAAAGACAACTTAAATATTTTAAAGCTGTAAAGGTTTATGACGTCACAGCAACAGAACCCATTCCAGGTCATCCTAATGTATTCAGTCCGGTAAACAGAAAAGACTGGAGTAAGGATGCAAACGAAGACGTAGAAGAATTGAATGTCTTGATAAACGCTTTGACCAATTGGCTAAAAGAAGAAAAAATACATGTTGATTACCAAGAACTTTCTAGCGAATTAGGTGGTCAATCATTCGGCGGTAAAATAACAATAAACAATAAGTTTAAAGGAGTTAATCTTTTCAGCACATTGGTTCATGAAACAGCCCACGAAGTTCTACATTGGCTTGAAAAGGGCATAGACTACGGCCCCCGCTCTAAATTAGAAAAAGAATCTTCTAAACAACAAAAAGAAATAGATGCAGAAACAACTGCTTTTATAGTTTGCCATCATTTTGGATTCGAAACAAAAGACACTCCAAACTATCTAGCTCTTTGGAGAGCTAAAGGCGATGATATAAAAGCAAGAAGACAAAATGTTACTAAAGCAACCAAGATGATCATCGAAGCAATAGAGAAAAAAGTAACAGAATCAGATATAGATTTTGAACCAAGCGAGGAATCGTGAAAACATTTAAAGGTTGGATGGAATCATATGTTGGCAAATCGTCTTCTACTCAAGTAGGTCCATATTTAGTAGAATTAAAAGATGGTGGAAATGGTAAGATATTACTGAGTGTTTCTCTGGACAACAACACTCCAGGAAATGACAGCAAAGGCATAATTACCAGAATGGTAGATGTATCAGATTTACAGAAAAACCCCATAATGGGAGCAGGCAAGGTTTCTCTCACTGGTCCTTTGATGCATCCTGCGATGATGGACAGAATGGAACCAGTAGACAATCACGGAGCAGGTGGATTGCCTTCAGCCTAATCACTTCCAACACTCTACTTCTTGGTCCCAGTAATGCAGAACTAATTGTCCAGATGTAGAAGGGTAAAATCTGTCAATCTTAATTATACCTGCGTGAATCTTTCGATGACACAAAGAACAACAAACAACAGTGTTTGTTTCGATATAACCGTGGCCTTCTTTACCCGGAACTATTCTATGTACATCCAATAAGTCATAGATGTCACAAGGACAAAAATAACATTTTTTTTGTATAAGTTTTTTAACTTTTTTGTTAATCAGTTTTTTTCTGCGAGCCATACTACAATCGAGTATGGCTCGCAGAAAATAGCTACTGAATTATTTTGTCATTTGTGGGTATGACAATACCACTTCCATGTTGAGCGTTATAACCGTTCTTTATATCTTGATCTGGTTCACATATTAAAACCACATGATTCATGTTGATTTCATATTTGCTATCTGATGAGAACGGCACAAGCGGAATAGAACCGATACCCTCCTGCGTCATCATAAACCTTTGTGGGTTTTTTAGAATGATACTTACAGGTGTACACTCAACATCCGCAACCACATCTTCGCCCGTAACCAATTTAACAACTTTGATCATGTTTGATCTCCTAATTTAGAACTCCAATTTAAAGCTTCTGAGACAATCGGAAGCTGTTCACAAAAAATCTTCTTTGCATCACATGCTATTTGCATGTGTTCTTTTTGTGTGCCGTTTTTTTCTCTAAGAGAAATATAATGTATCCACGACCTAATGCTTCCCTGCATGTATAGTCTAGTGGGCGTATTCAACGGAAGCACGAATCTAGCACACTCTTTTGCTATGCCATCCGCAATCATTCCGTCGTAAATTGATTTTGCTTTTGAGAAATGTTCACGGATACGAGCATTCCATTTCACTTTTATTTCATCAGATATATCATCGATGCTATTTTGTCTATTTTTAGTATCTTGTCTTCTAAGATCGAAAAGCGGAATATCCTCTGATAGCAGTGTTGCATCCGAATATCTTAAACTAAATTCTTGAAAATTGAAGCTTTTATGCCGTAAAATTTGTGCGGCGATAGCTCGGGTTGTATCGATCTCTAGAACCATGTTCGACATTTCAAATATGGACCAGTGAGAATTATCTATACAATATTTCAAAAGTCTAGAATAATTTTCAGAGTCTTGATTGGCCGGATTGCTGACTCTGGCGCAGTATGCCATTAGCTTCTCTGCGTCCGGTGTTATAGAAACAAATTTAACACTCATGCTTTGATCCCAAGAATAAATCTGACTTTTTGATATTACTTTATATCAGATTTTTGATCAAGACGAGAATTTTTTTTCTTTTTAAAAAATGGATCTATTTCTATAGTGACAGGGTCAGGATACATCCTTGTTACAGGCCCACCAAATAAGGGACGAATAAAAGGAGCCACAGAGGCTGTGGATGTGCCAACTTCTTGTAATTTGAACCATTCTTTAAAACTCATCAAGTTATCGCTCCCATTCCGCCACCCATATCGCCCATTCCTCCTCCCATATCGCCTCCTGCTGGTTGAACTATGGGCGTCCATCCTTTGGTTAGAAAATTCAATAATTCTTTTCTATTTAAATGATATCTTCTATTGTCTTCGTAATTGGATTTATTCAATCTATTTCCTTTTAAATAACTCCTATTACCTCTTTGTGGTTTTAATCTTATATCTGCTCCATTCGGAGTCAAAGAGCCTTTAACAATTTCCCAAGGAGAAAGTTTATAAATATTTTGTCCCAACCCAAAATGAGCTGATATTTGTGGGTCTGATTCATAAGCTTTCACTAAATCAGACCACTCTATACCTTCTTCGTCTCCTAAAGCTGAAAAATAATCAATTTTGTTTTCAGGTTCGGGACCTTCTTCCTCTTTAATAACAAATTGTTTAAAACCAGATAAATTACTCATAATAACTATATATCATATCTGATTACAAATAGAGAAAAAACCATGAAAATTATGACTTGGGAAACATTCTACGATATATCTAATAGCTTAGACGAAGAAGGATTTACTCTTTTCTTTAAAAAAGATGGTGAGTATTTTGCTGCTCCTGAAGATAGCCGTATTGTGTTTGCCAAAATAAAATCAAATGATACAGATGATTTAACCACAGAGCCTGGAAAAGAAATAAAATTTATGGCTAAAAATTTATCAAAATCTAAAAAAGATGATCCAAAAATTGTGTTATTTGGCGAAAAAGATATACCAAGCATAAAAGTATGCGATAAAAGAGATGTTGTGAGTCACATATCAAAGAAAAAATAATATGTTTCCTTTTGAAAAAAACGATAAAAGACAATACACATGTTTTGTGTGCGGAGTTAGCCACACAAGTTTCAACGAATTTACAGACCACATAACAGAAAACCACGAAGAAGGAAGAGAATATATAAGATGTCCTCTTGAGCGATGTAGAGCATGCGTTAGAGACTTACGTCAACACTTTAAGACCAAACATCCTTCTCAATCTATTCCAAAAATAGGACAATTTAGAGCCACTATATGGAAAGATCAAAACTCAAAAACTGGGAAAATGACACAAAGAAAACCCAAGTTTAGAGAAGGATACATGTTTTCCGTTAAAAACGGAAAAGAAGTTCATTATAGATCTGGCATGGAGTGCGAGGTATATGAATCATTAGAAGCTTTGGAAGAAGTAATGAGATATGAAGTCGAACCTTTTGCTGTGCAGTATAGTTTTCAGGGAGAAAGTCACGAATACAATCCAGATCTACAGGTGTTTTTCCATGATGGACATGTAGAAATATGGGAAATCAAACCATCTAATCAAACTAGCTTGCCTAAAAACAATGCTAAATGGTCCGCCTGCCAATACTTTTGTGAAACCCGTGGATACAAATTTATGGTGCTCACAGAGGTAGGAATGAGTAAATTAAAACAAAAAATAAAGAATGGCGGAGCTTATGAGCTTTAAAATTTGGCTAGAAAACAGTCTCGGTCAATATATAAAAGAGCAATGTTCTTTATTGGTGAATTATGAATTTTAAGATTTGGCTTTTTAAAGAAGAAATAACACCTGAGCAGAACTCAGCTTTTAAGCAACTTTATATTATTATTAGAGATGTTTTATTTGACCTTAAGCAGCAAATAGACCAACAAAATTATACAATCAATGACGTAAATGACTATATAAAATTTTGTCGTGATTTTGGAAGAGTGGGACGTTTATATCGTCCTTCAAAAAATGCAAAAGGATGGAAGCCTTCTGGTTGTGGGATAGAGATCTTGATTCCCGATATGATAAAGAATGCTTTTCCATCGTTGGCTACGCCTTTTTATTTGGGGTTTCCTGTAGAGGAGAGCGAGGCCGGTGGATTAGTAATCCATGGTTGGGGAGAAAATAAAGGCAAGAGTGACGAAATGCGCATTAACATATTTATTTTTATGAAAGACCCTGACGCTTATAAGGCAACCATACAACACGAATTACAACACTTATTAGATGTAGGTACTGCTCCCGATGAGAGCGAAGAAAACGCTCTTATAAGAGCCAGAGATTATCTTTGTCACAGTGGAGAAGTTTCAGCTTACGCTAAGGAAAGTGCCTACAGATACTATAAGATGTTTCCTCAAGACGCATCTTTAGATTTCAATAAGTTCAAACAAAACTTCTACAAGAAAAAAATATCTGGAAGTGTGGACACACTTATACATTTCGGTGAAGATCTTGAGAGATTAAAAAACAAATTTAATTTAACTCCTCAACAAATAGAAGAATTAAAATCGTGTTATAATAAATTTGTTCTTACTTTAACAAAGTATTTCCTTTATTTCAAAAATCAGCCTTCGAAGGCATCTTGAATGGTTTTAGTACGCTGCCTGATTTGAAAAAGATATTAGACCATGCTTATAGACATGAGGAATCATATCAATTTTCACCATATGTTAAAATAATCAATAGCAAAACAGACTATATAAATTAGTTCAAGGAGGAACTAACATGGTCAAATATAATCTAAACCACCTGCAACAGGAAGAACACCAAAGGGTTTGCGGGCCAATTCAAGACGATGAAGCATTGTTTTTATACTCAATAGTAAAAGCAATGAGGATGAAAAGAATATTGGAAGTAGGTGGACTGCATGGCTATTCTGCCCAGAACTTTTTGGCATCTATGACAGAAGGCGTACTTTACACCGTAGACCTCAATAAAGTCCCTAAGCTTTCAAGCAACCACATAGTTATTCAAAAAGACGCAAACAAAGTAGACCATTTGGATTTTGCTCAAGGAGATCCTCTTGATTTGGTGTTTTTTGACTGCCATAATATGTCGCAAATCGGACTTCATGATAGATTGGTCAAATCAGGAACAATCGACAACAAAACAATAATAGCCCTACACGATACGAATGTCCATTATGGTGTAGACGGAAAACCTAAAGTACATCAAAGGGTCGAGAGAGATATGACTAATAAGTTAAAAAAACTCGGGTACGATGTATTTTGCTTACATCCTAGAAAAAAGAATCATGGAGTAGGAACAGATTTAAAATTTAGACACGGAGTCAGCATTTGCCAAAAGTTTAAATTCTTACCTTTGACAAATACAGCTTGTGCTATAGGAGAAAAATTTTTCATATGATCAATTTTCACTTTCTTTCTTCCCGTTTTCTACGTACCCAGTTTTGTGGTA